CCTCTTTTTCTGGGTCTTGTTTTTTCAGCTCTTCGATTAGTTCTTTTACTTTCATATGGTTAAAAATTGTTGTTAGGCACAATAAAAATTACTTACGTTCTCGTTCCAATATTTCATTCTGTTTTTCTAGCAAAGTATTTCTATACTTCAACTCTATCTGTATATTTATTAGCAAAATGCTAATCAATATTCCAAAAACAAGCATTGTCATAAAAATAAAAAATGTTCCCATAAATCGTAATTTTAAAAGCGTACTAACCTTATACTTTGCCGTTAGCGGTAATTTTCCATAAACCACTTAACACCTGCTATAAATGCTTCCTGTTTGTCGTACCAATTTACGACAACTTCCATAGTATCTTCGTTTGTGTTATCATCATTAGATTTATCGCTATAATTTATAGCAGCAGTTTCAATTTCATTTTCGGAAGGAAAACTACCGCTAACAGCAAATAAATCCAATAACTCACTTTCTGCATCATTGAAAGATAAATCACCAGATTTAATTCTATTTAGTATTTGTTTAATTTTTTCTTTCATATCGTTGCTGTATTTATTTGCGTTCCGTTAAGTATTTCGTATGCTATAGCCGAAATTTTTGTAATGGTTAAGAAGTTTTTAGCCATGATGTTATAAGTTTGGTTTGCTATGTTGACATAGTCTATTTTAGCGTCTGGGTTAATGATGCCGAAAAAATCTAGGATGGCGTTAACTTCATTAAGGGATAGTAGGAATTTTTTTGCTTCATCGGTTGATTTAAACCTGTCTTTCTTTATGTGGACATAAAGATATAAAATTGCCTCATGTGCTTTAAACTCTTGGAAAGAGTTTATTCTATTTAATCTGATATAATCGGTCAGTAAGTTTGTAATATCTTGTTTAATCATGTGGAGTATTTTTTTTGTGGTTTTCGTCTATTAGTTAAACCATTTGATTATAGTATCGCCCTTGAAACCTTTTTCCCAAATAAACCAAGCATATGCAACTGCACTACCACCGCCCGCAATCATTTCATCAAATCGTGCATTTTTTGCACATAATAATCTACTACTTGATACATAGATTGTTTTAGGTGGATTAGATAAAAATAATTTTTTACGTTCTTTACCCTCTAAAAATTGGATTTTTAAAAACATTGCGATTTTATTACCTTCGGGTATAATATTTAATGCTTTTTCAATAAATTGTTTAGCATATTTATATGGTGGATTTGTGATAATATCACCATTCCAAAAAGTAATATCATCGCTAAGAAAATCAACACCACCTTCACCAAATCCTCTATAAATTAGATCGGTACTTTTTACAGTATAACCAGCCTTTTCAAAAACTTTACTTAAATGACCTTCACCACAAGCACATTCCCATATGTTTTGGGAGAATGTTTCAAGTTCTAACAATAATTCACCCGCTTTAGGGTCAGTTGCGTAAAAATCGTGTATGTCTCTATGCTCTTTAGACAACTTTTGTTTTTCAATTCTCCATTCCGCATACTGATCTGCGAAATCATCCATTGCTATACGAATAGAATCGTAAAGCTTAGGATTTTTACTCTTTATGTCGTATACTGGAATCCCCGCATTTTCTAAAATCATATCTGGAGTTTTCATTGCGTTAGGATTTGTTGTTATTTATTCGCTAAAACAATTATTACGACACTACAAAGATACGAACTTTTTTTGAGAAATGCAAATTTTTTTAGCTAAAAATTTATATTCCAGTAGATCCAAAGCCTCCTCTGGAATCATTATTCAAGTTATCAACCATTTCAAACTTAACATTCGGCTGATTTTTGATAATTCTGAATTGCAAGATGCGCTCGTATTTTTTTATGAATGTTTCCCCTGTTAAACAAAAAAGGTATCCACCCCAAATATCATCATCGCCGCGGTAGGAGTTATCAATTATCCCTATTGAGTTGGCAAGAATCAACCCGTGCCTCTTGAACAAGCTGCTTCGGGGAGCGATTATGGCTTCGTACCCAGCTGGCAGTTCCATTGAAACACCTAAAGATATTTGTAAAATGTCTCCCTGTCTGATATGCCAACCATCACCTGTGAACCTGTCTGGTAGGTTAACAATATCCACCAAGTATAAATCAACCCAATCGCCGTTATCTAGTTTAACTAGTCTCGGCATGTTTTTGTCGTGATATTTTACTCTTATTATAGATTGTGTTTTTAGGGCTATTTTAAGCCGAAATTTTAATTCAAAAATACTAGTGATTAATTATACTACTTACAAGTAGTTCGTTTAAATGTAAGCCTAAAAATAGGCTAAAACGGGCTTTAAACAGTTTTGATTATCGCTTTAAAAATTTGATATGCAACCTGGGGGACTATGGCGTTACCGTATGCTTTTAATGACTCTTTTCTCCATTTAGAAAAGGTAATTCCGTCCAGTCTGTCGGAAAGCCCATCATCTCCGCTACAAACCGGGGGTTGAGTTGGGAAGTTTTGCCAGGAGTCTGTGCGAAGCAATGGGCAAAGGTTGCATTCTGTAATTTCGGATTTTTCCTTACCGCGCCGCTCTTGCAGCAACTCACTACTGGCGTTGGTAGAAGCGTTTTTGCTATTACCTCCTCTAGGTTGCCCTTGTTTCTGTTGGCTAACTTTACATTGCCCACAAGGTTGGAACCATTCACTTCGTTGGCTCTCGGGGTTGGTAATAATCGGTTGTAAATAAATCCAGTTGCAACCTCCTGTGCAAGTGTGCCGCTGTTGCCCATCCGTTGTTCCTTCTTGTTTAGATTTTCCGAAATGGCATCCATTGCGCTTGGTGTTTTTAGCAACAATCCAGACCCTATCCCTTCTGTGCGGCGCGTTGACACCTGCAGCTGGAAGTATAACCGTTTGAACCTCGTAGCCTTCATTTTCCAAATCAGAAAGCACCTGCTCGAATACCACTCCCCCTCCCGAACTAAGTAGCCCAGAAACGTTTTCGCCCACGACGAATAACGGGGAAGTTTCTCTAATTGCTCTAAGCATTTCCGGCCAGAGGTATCGGTCATCTTCATTGCCTTTTCGCTTCCCGGCAACGCTGAATGGCTGGCATGGGAATCCCCCTGTGAGGATGTCAACATTTCCTCGATGTATAGTGAAGTCTGTTTTTCTGATGTCCTCATAACTAATTGTATTAGGCCAGTAGTAATTAAGCACCTTTCGGCAGAATGGGTCTATTTCGCAGTTAAATATGTTATTCCACCCCATCCATTCGGCGGCTAAATCAAAGCCACCTATCCCGCTGAATAAACTTGCATGATTCATTAAACTATTGATTTGCTTTCTCCGGTTACAGCATTGTAATAAGCCAAAAATTTTTCGGCTTGCTCCATGTAGTAGTAAGCGTCATTTCTATCTTTAAGATAGTTCTCAATATTATCTTCTATTTGTTTAATAGTAGTGTAAATTGTAACTGGCATTTTAGTTTCCATAATATCTGACACCACATTTAGGCTATTTAAAATAGTAGCATGAGCCTTCCTGTTCGTTAAATTGGCTATCTGCTCAAGTGTTAAAGATGTATATTTAAAAGCGAAATATTGAAATATTTGACGTTTATAGCGTATGTTATCTACCCTGGAATCAATAGAAATCATATCCAAATCAAAACCAATAATAGCCGTCAAAACGTCAACAGGAATAAGTTTCTCGCTCTTTTTAAACACTCTCCCATTAGAAACGATTGTTGATGCGCAATGATTATTCATAGTCTTAAAAATTAAAATGGTACTTCATCTTCCACTTGTGGTAAGTCCAACGGTTGCGTTGATTGTTTCTTATCCTCAAATGGTTTATACAAATCAAAATAATCCTCGTTAGTTAAAACAATTTCTTCATCTATGCGATGGACGCTTCTTATGTAATTCTCCCAGTAGTAGCTATATATATATCCCCCTACTGTCGGCTCTGCTCGCTCAACCTCTCGGCGCCCGATAACTGCTTTAAATTTAGGTCGAGTGGATAAACGCTCCCTTAGATGTTCCAAAAAATGTTCATTAAGTGTCGTTGTAAACCTATCATACCAATTCTCCTTTGGGTCGTCGAGCAAAGTAGGGATATGAAATAATTTAATCTTACCGTAAGATACCGCTTCTTTAGCGTATGGATGATATTCAGGTCTTTTCCATAGCTCGACATACAGGTATCTTTTCATTTTACCAACGCGCCACTCGCACTTGGTGCATTTTAAAACATGAACGCCGCAGGGAATAAGAGGCTTACCCCATTGCTTAGTAGGGAGAAACATCCTATTTAACGTATCTCGCCAATTAGCGTCCATAACTACTCATTATCCTCGATTAGCTTGGTTAACGAAATGTATCCAAAACTATTCTCATATAGGCAGTTTAAATAATTGCTAACCGCCTCATCGTTTCCTTGCATCAAGAAATAATTAGCTGTTCTCGGGTCCAGCGGGAATATTTCTCCCGTCTCCGTTTCGTAGTAATGATACTTACCAGTATCTATATACCGTCCGTCTTTAAATTTTACTATTTCCATTTATCTTAGCTTTAAAATGGTTAATCATTTCTTCCAACTCAGAGAGCGAAAATTTTTTTGGTTGCCTAGCCAATCTTTTAAGCTCATCAACATCAACATCGGTTACTCTAAGGTAAAACTCATAAATATCAGGTTTTCCGTCGAATAGCCTATTACACTCTCTGCACTGAGGAAACGCGTTTTGTTCATTCCAACGTATCGAGTGGTGTCTCCTTGACAAAAAATGTCCGCAGTCTAAATCTTCCACCCGAAAAGGATGGTTGCAGGTAAAGCATCTATTCCACCCATTAACCGCTCCTCTATTTCTTATGTACTTGCTGAACACTTTGTCCAGCTCTTTCTCCAACTGGCTTCTCGACTTCTTCATCTATTAAACAACCTTTACTGCGTAAATAGTTAAAATATTTCTCTGAGCTCCAAAAAATCTGATAGTCATCATCTGGTAATTTTACCCTCGCAGGTGTTGAATCTAAAACATAAAAAGTAAATCCCTTTACACTCGTCATACAAGCATGAAATTTATCATCTTATCGCATCTTATCCGACAAGATAAGCACTGGTTAAAATTCGGTGAATACTCTTTCGATTCCTTATAGAGTCTTATTAATTCTTTTGCCTCGCTAAATCTAACCTTACTAGGGGCGTATATAATATCCTCAATGTGTCCGTGATAATCAACCAATCTATGGACGTAGTAAATATTACCCCTAAATTTTTCTAAATTCTTAGGCATGTCGTTAGTGTAATTGTTAAGAATATACACTGCCACATTTGCCTGATTCTGAATGCTAACATAATAGTTTCCATACGACTTCTTTATCCTGTTGCTTATCGATGAACATACTTCAAAGTTAACTCCACAAACAAACCTACGGCCGTTAGCATTCACAACCTCGGGGAATGAATGAAAATAATTTCCTGCCCCTTCTGTTTCCAACCATACATAATTCACTCCTGCAATCCGTTTTTTTGCCTCATCGGCTGCTGCATCAATCTTCTTCTGCTCAGCCGTAGGTTTTCCAGTTTTAGTTAACTTAAACGTTTCTACGATTTCACCATCTGGTGTTGATCCGAATAATTTGGTTAAAAAATAATTCTGGCGCAACTCATCCTCATAGTCGTCGATATACGACTTACAATTAAGCTCATCTATCTTATTTGCTAATTTGGGAATAAGCATCTATTGTATCGTAAAACGTTTTTAAAAACAGTTCTTTGTTTCTCGTGGCAACATAAACTCTAGTGGCATTCTCGAGGGCTACATCAGCCCAACCTCTCGGGGCTTTTTCAAGTCCAACATTGTAATGCTTCTCTACAGCCTTTAGGTAAGGGATGAGGTCATCGATAGTTGACGCTTCGATTATATGCCCTTCGATTAGTGCCTCAACACACTTTACTATTGCTTTCATTCCTTAGCGAATAAAAAGTTTGCCTTCCTGCCATTAGACCTAAACAGTATAGACCCCCTGCCCGGATAAGACAATTGCGATTTGTTAACTCTTACGCTATACGGAACGAAAGGCATCAGCACATCGTAAAAAGCATCATCATCAAAAACTATCTGTACAGCGATTATTATATTATTCTCATCGGCTCCGATTCTAATTTCCTCGTTATTGTATTCCCTTTTATAAATTCTCTCCGTACCGAAGCCCACTTTAAACGGAATAATTGTGTCTGGCTTAGCCCAGAAAATACTATCAGCTGTTTCCGCTGGTTTCCCGAATAGCCCAAAATATTTCGCTGCAATCATATTAGTTTGACTGTAAGCAGCTAGGCTAAACATCATTGTAATCAGTAATAACATTCTTTTCATGGCGCTCTTTAAATTTAGTTCTTAATTTATTTTTATAAAAATTAACTAACTTACCGATTTCGTTTATTACAAACTTAATCTCTCTTTTGTTTTGTACGTTACGTTCGACTCCATGGTTGCCTACAATCTTAATGTTTTTATAAAAACCAACTCGAACATAAAGTTTTTCGTTTTCGTTTTCCACATCTACGATTACTCCGTCGTATGGAACAAAGTTCAAATAGACTTCGAGCAACCGTTTCAGGTATAACAATTTAATTTCTTGGCTCCTTTTCATAAACTCCTTCTATGTTAAAGATAGAAACAAACCTGTACTTGTTGCCGTCTAAAAACAAATGCAAATCATTCTCGAGGAATATTATAGGCTGTCTCGTAATAATCCTATCTCCCACTTTAACAGGTGCAGCTTTCTTATGCTTATGCTCAACCACCTGTCCTACATATTTAACAATTGCTTCTTTTGCGTCAACATATTCCTCCTCATAACCAAGGGCAGACTTTTTCTTAATTACAGGTTCGCACAATACTTTCCCATTCAGCGGATAAATTTCATCCCCACGTTTTCGGACTATCAACGACGCATAGTCGAGGAGGTAATAGTAACATTTTCCGATTTCAAATAGCGTAGCAGTCATTCCTGAGTGGAAGTCAAACCACACCAAATCACCTACCTCGACTTCAATATGCGCCGTAATGTTTTCCGACAGACTTAAACCAGAGGATTTTAAAACTACCTCGCCATATCTTATAGCATGATCGACAGGCTGATACCTTCTTTTTTCGGTATGTACGCTTTCAATATCGCCAAGCATAAGATTTCCAACTTTAAGGTATTCATCTGGGAATACCCTAATCAACACCTTCCCATTTAAAATCCTCTGGGGAAGTTTTTCTAACATTATGCTAGAACGGTAATCCGTCATCATCTTTCTTTTGGCTTGATGCTTTTTCTACTATGGTTAAATTTTCAACAACCAATGAAGTATAATATTTTTCTTTATACTCCCTACAGTTGATTTTAAAATCAACCGTTAAAACATCGCCTATTTGGGCTTCGGAAAGCAATTCTGCGTGCTGGTTCCATGCGTCAAAACAGAATAGCCTATCTTTAACGCTGATGACAAACTGGGCTACTTTCCATTGTCCGTTCTTTCCCTCGCCTGAACGAGTTTCAAGTTTTTTTGCTAGTTTTCCTTTTACTTCCATATTAACACTTTTTTAAACATTTCGGTTATTTGAAATTCATCACTCTCTATTATTTCAACAGGATACTCATAAACTTCCCGAGGTCCTGCCACGAATATACTCTTGACTTTATACGTATAAAACTGTTCCTTTGTAGGGTCTATTTGCACAATATCAAATATTGTCATTACTGGCGTTTTGCCAGACGGCATTTTACTGTAAGTCGCTATCGGCTTCATCCGTAAACGTTTTTACAAATACATCAATAAATTCTTTTTCTTCATCCGAAAGGTCGAGGCTTTTAACAAAACCAGGCTTTGAAAAATGACTTGAAATTTTCAAAAGAATGCCAACTAGCATTTGCAATTCTTCAGCCTCAAAATCTATTCGATACCTGTAATTAACAATCATAAATTCAAATACTTTTTAATTTGTAATATTTTTTCACTGTCAGGAACGCGGCTTTCGATTATTCTAACTATCTTGATAAACGCCTTATCATCAAGCACTCTCTCAAATAGATAATAATAGTTTAGTGTTTTCATTAACGACTTCTTTTCCATCGATAATTCAGACACTTTCTGCTCTAATTTCTTTGCTTTTACTTGAGCGTTCTCCTGGACTGCACGGATAAGACCATACTTAGTGGCAACAAATCTTTCTCCATCTGGAGAAACATACGCTCCATCTCGTGGTTTTAAATCGTTATACCACGCTATATAAGCGATTGCTTTCGCTAAAAGTTCTTTGCTTTTCATCTGAAAAGAATGCTATCTAGAGTTGCCTCATCATTATCTAATATATCGCCAAGTTCAATTGTACATGAAGCGTCTCGCTTCAATATCGCCGACGTATAAATTCCCCACCTATCTATTGCTACAACATAAGTAATTACACCTAAGTTGTTTAAATGTTTTACCAGTGGGCCATAGTCAGTGTCAGACACAAAAAGTACAGCTACTTGGAACTCGTTGTTCATCGCTCCCCGAATTGCATCGCAGGCTAAATCAACGTCCACCCCTCTTTCCATCATATCATCATCTTTTGGATACATAGGGGTTATAGATAAATCATACCCTAGAGACCACACAACTTCCATTGACAGACGATCATACTTTATTGCATCTTCCTCCAAAGATCGAGTAGGCTTCGCCCCTACAAAGAATTTTGCTCCGCAAAAGATTGTTTCTTCTGATGAGCCAATCCTTTCGTTTTTAATCACTTCGTCTGAAATGAATGAGACTAATTTACCAAGATTCAACCCATGGCCAGTTTTCTTTTTTACAGCGTCAAATAAGGCCATATATACTCTGTGTTGTACGAACAATTTTATCTTTTTCATTTTTATTCAACCATTAAAGGCATTAAGTAAGTTTTTTTATTCCCATTCTGAAACAAAACAATCTTGTTTGAACCCCAAAAAGACATTGTAATATCATCTGCATATTCAAATACAGAAAGGATTTCAAGCAAGTATCTTCCCGATAACCCAACATTAACATCTGCTTTAATCCCAGTGTCAATCAGACACGATACATTAAAATCGAGATCAACAGCGGATATTTTTAAGGTATCATCTGAAAAGAATTTAATGGTATGCGTGTTAGCGTTAGCGTAAACTAAAGCCTGATTAATAACAGACTTCAAATTACCAACGTTAAACTGTGCTATGGATAATGGAGATTCCTTAGGAAGCATCGCTGCAAAATTAGGATAATTACCTTCCACAAGCCTAGATTGCACTTTGACATGGTCATTGTCAAATGTTATTGATTGATTCCCAATAGTAACCCTACCTGGGCTACTTGGGGCCAATCTAGGTAAGGAAGGGTTAATTATTACTGAAAAATTTCCGACTGGTTCATTAATTTTCGTATGGAACAACCTATGAGCATCTGATGAATAAATACTGATACCGTCCCCACCTTCAATATAAATACCAGATAGATAAGGTCTCAACTCATCTTTTGAAACAAAGGTAGATGCCGATTTAATGGCGTTAATAAAATCCTCATCAACATCAAACGATATTACCTCATCATCGATTAATGGGATAGGATAATCCTCGGCAGGCAGATGCGGAAGAGTAAATTTCCCAGTCTTGGTTTTGATGATTACATTCTTGTCATCTGTAATGATTTCATAATCAGAATCTCCCAACACGGAGATTGTTTTATTAAACCTGCCGTACTCGACGCATACAGGATTAAATGCAAATGGAGCTTTAACCGTTATATGCGTCTCGAGGTCTGTTCCCTCGATTTTTTCTGCGCCTATAACCACATACTCAAGTATAGGTATAGGGGACTTTTTAATTAGCCCAGAAAAGGGCTTTAATAGGTCTTTAATGTTCATAGATTTTATTTTTTTTAAAATAACATTGCAAAGATACGAATAATTTTTAACAATTCCAAATTTTTTAACAGAAAAGATTAAGAAATATTTATCTCCACTATATTCCTTTTATATTTATTTACCTTATTTTTATACTTAATTGTGGCAGTTTTTTTATGCCCTTTTGGGCCGCCATTCCATATCCTTACATCGTTGCCATAAATATCCAAATAACGCTTAAAAACCGTTATAGCTTTTAATGGATTATACATTTCTTCAAGTTTATAATTAGTGCCATAATAATAGTTTATATCATCTATAACGCACTGCCTAACTTGAAGAAGTCCAACGGCGTTTTCCGCAGGGTTGTATGCTTTCATGTCCCCCGCTGATTCTACCATTACGACTCCCCACAATATGGATAAAAATTCATCATGGTTTATCTCATATGAAAATCCAGGAGCGTAACATTTAATAGGAATGAACAATGCAAAAAAGAGTAACTTTCTCATAATTAATTTTTTTTGTTATCGGCAAAAATAGCATTTTAAATTTTAACGGCACAAATGTACGAAAAAATTTTGAGAAATCCAATTTTTTTTAAGCAAAAAAATACCATGCCTCTAATTTTGCATTTTAAGGTATCAAATTTCAACGTTCTTCGTTCGGGAGTACAAATATACCACTTAGGGGTAGAACGCTTAAATATGAGCCTAAAAATGCCCTTAAATGGCTTTCTATTAATCGAGATTAAATCGAGTTGAGTTATGATTAACTTTTTTGGGGGGGGACTATAGGGGGGGGTATAGTAAGTAATATTAGTTATTCTATATCGATTCTTATAGTATATCTAGTATGTATTAAACATCTTTTAGCATTCCTTACATTCTGTTAGTTTACTTATATTGGTTTATCTATAATACTATTCTTTTAGTAAGTAATAATGGTTATAAATATAGTTTAAGCCGCTTGTGTTATTTAGTATATTATAGTAAATACTATTGGTTATACTAAGTAATAGTGGTTTATCTATATACTAACATATATGTTTTATACATAAACATTCTTTGTATATATTATATATAAGCATTGTTCTATATTATATATTATATATTATATATATATATTATATATTATTATATATAGTATATTATATATAAGTAAGTAAAGTAATTAGTATATAAGGGGGGTATGGGGGGGAAATTATCTGAGCAAGTTTTTCTTTGTGAGCTTTTTGATGTTGTTGTGTCGTCCTCTAGAAACATGTCCGCAATCTTTGCATCTGTAAGAGCTGTAAACGCCAGCAGGTGTAAAATATTCGCCAATTTCTTTTACATTGTAAGAACCACATCTGGGGCATGCTGAATCTATTGCTTCTGTTAAAATAGCCATATTTGGGTGGGTTTTTATCCAAGGTCTTATTTCCACGTATGCTTCTTCAAGAAGTCTAACATCGTTATCGCAATATTCTGCCATATAGGTTAGAGCTTCTTCATCTCCTTTGATACATTTCTCCCAAAGTTCAATGTCGGTTTGTATTTTTTCTTTATTGAACATTAGTTGAGAAACATAGTTTAGACTTGAACGAGTAAAAGCGAATCGGCTTTTGACGGTTTTATATAAATCAATTGAAGCAAAATTTTTAGGCGGTGGCATTTTATGTAGTAGAAATCTGGTGTTCAATCTTTTAATATCAAATTTATCTCCGTTATAAGTTACAATGGCATCAGCCTGGTTTATTAAATTATAAATTTCTTCTGCTATTCTTTTGTCATCTTCATTAATAGCCTCATCAGGTGTTTGCACGGCTGAAAAAATTTCTGGCTCAAAAAGCCATTTAGCAGACCAACATATCATATGCCATTCCCGTAAAATTTTATCCGTGCTAAATACAGGCTGAAAAATATTAAAAGCCATACAAACCATAGGGGATATTTCAATATCAAGCAAAAGAATCTTAGGAATCCTGAATTTAATTTCTTTTGCGAAATTTATATATCTAACCAACGATGCTGGTCGTAGATTGTAATGTACTAGAGTTGCATTAAAACCGTGTATCTCGAGATATTCCATGATCTCGATTAGTTTACTATCGCTAATCATGGTTATTTATTTTTCGTCAAGGAGTAATTCTTTTTGCACAAGTTCTTCTAGCTTACTCCCCGAATATCCCATACGTGAATATTTTTCTATCAATAACTCTAATTCAGACTCACGTCTATGTAATTGTCTTTGGCTGAAGCCTTTTAATTTCTTGTTGACGTGTTCTCTTTTATTCCAGCCACGAATCCAAGCCTGTTGTAATTCATCTCTTAGAATCTTAACAGCGGTTTTATCATCCAATGTCCGAATGAGTTCAACCAATTCTTGTGTTGTCATAACATGTTAATATTTTATTACACACAAATATAATAAATTTATTATCAATAACATAATAAATAATAAAAAAATTATTATATTTGAACAAAATTTTATTGACAATGGCTAAGAAAAAACAAACTAATAATTTACCCTATGAGGTAGGGATGATGTATGATCCGAATAAAACTTTATCGGACTTAATTTTGTATGATGAATTTAGGGTTGATTTTGGAATAGATAAAGAGAAATTTTTAAAATTTGTTGTTTTGGTTTATGATATAAATTCTCCCATGCGAAATATGTATGTTGATTTGTGGGAGCGCAAGAGAGCAACAGCGATAATGGTAGGTTTCAAAGTTGATGAGAGCGGTAAATTTGAAGGGGATGTTGAAGCTATGCTTGTTGGTGAAAATATGGAATGTAATAAGGCCATTTCTAAATATGTTGTTGTGCAGGGTATCCCTGAATACACGGCTCTTGTAGCATTGCAAACCTCATTGCATTGCGAAATGTTAAAAGTTCAAAAAGGCATAGCAAATCAAAATGTAACTAAAAATATTATTTTGCTGCAAAACAACATAAAATCTAATACAGAGTATTTATTCGGTGGGGAAGAGCCCTTGAATTTAAGACAGGCTCTTTATGGAATAATTGAGAAAGATAGATTTCCTTTACCTGATGAGGTTGTAAGGCGAATTGCTGAGGGTGATAAGCTAGATGATTATAACCCTTATGGGGACTATAGCGTAGATGAATTAAAATTTATTGGCGATGAGTAAATATGAGTATTTACCAGCCGATGATAGTTTTTTGATGAATGATGATCCGTCATTAACACCAATACGGATTTCATTACCTAAGCCACCACCATTAGAATTAATAGATGGATATGGGTTACCACCTGAAGAGCAACGGTTTGAGAGAGAAGTTGTTCCTCAGCGTTTGGTAAATTTATATGAGCATGTGAAGTCAGTTCTTCAAAATAAAGAATCAAAAGTAAGCAATTATAAAATGACGTTTTTTAGGCTGCAAAAAGAATTTTGGGAGAAATTAAAAAAAGATGAAAAACATTATAAAAAAGAAATAGAATGGTTAAAAAAAGTTTGGTGGCATAGGATAAATGGCTATTGGTTTTTTAATTATGGGAAGCCTACATATATTTGCGGTTGGCATTATATGTATTTAAACTTTTGGTATTTTCCTGAAAGCAAAAAAAAATCTGGGCATTTTCCTGAGTATAGAGATAGGGATAGGCGGTGGTTTTTATTTCAGTGGTATATCTATAAAACAACTGAAACCTTTGCGGATTATGATGAAAAAGGTCGGCCAATAAAAGTGGATGGGAAGTATAGGATGATTGATATTGGCCGAAAAACATTTTATGGAACAATTAATACTAAGCAAAGACGGGCAGGAGAAACACACAAATCGTTATGTATAGGGAATGAAATTGTATCATTGTCAGAAGGTAGTATAGGCGGTATAATATCTTACAATAAAAAGAATTCAGAGGATCATTTCAGAAAGAAACTATCCATAGCATGGCAGCATTTTCCAATCTATTTTATGCCATACTATGATGGGAGTTTTTCGCCACAAACAACAATAAACTACAGAACACCTGGGACAGAAACAGGGGAAACAGGTTTGAACTCAGTAATAGACTATGCCGAAAGCGGAGAGGGTACTGCTTATGATGGGCAAAGGCTTGTGTTTATTCTTTGCGATGAGGAAGGTAAGACGGAAGGAATTGATATATTAAACCGTTGGTACCAGTTGGCAGAATGTATGTCAACGGGTAATGGTATGGATATAATTGGCCATGCTATACATCCAACTACAGTGGAAGAAATGAGCTCTGGTGAGAACGTAGAGCGTTTTAAGATGCTTGTTGAGCAAAGCGATTTTTACGAGCGTGATAGGTTAACAGGGCGAACGATAAGCGGGTTATGCAGATTTTTTATTCCAACAGACGACGGAGCCGAAGGATTTATTGACAGTTATGGGTATTCTGTAAAAGATGAATTAAAAGATTACCAAAAGAAAGAGGGGTTTCGATATACAGCCACAGAATTTTACAGAAATGAAAGGAAGGCCTTATTAGCTAAGGGTACACCAGACGCGTTAGAAAAATATCGTTCATTATGTAGGAAGTATCCACTAGAGTATGCTGACAGTTGGATAAGCACATCTTCAGGGATAGGGTGGGATATAACTAAAATTGAAAAACGTTTAGCAGAATTGGACTTATATCCTGCCAAGAAGCCACGACGTGGTAATTTTGTAGGTACCATAGAGACAGGCTATAGGTTTGTAGATGACCCTGAAGGGCGGTGGTACGTTTCGTATTTACCACCCGCATTAGAAGCAAACCAGTACAAGACAATAAATGGCATAGATTCCCTGACGGGAAAAAGCAAGCAAATGTATGCTCCGTTAAAAAGGGATAGGTTTACGCTAGGCGTGGACCCAATCAAGGAGATAGGACGAGGAAAGTCTAGAAATAAGTTGTCCAATTTCGGCGGTGCTATTTTTATGCATCACGATAGCCGAATTGATTACAGTGGGATACCCGACGAAAAGCGGATAACGAATAGGTTTGTTGCAACCTATTGCTATCGACCAGACGTTACAGAAGATGCCTATAAGGATATGATAGCCGCAGCAATTTATTACGGTGCGATGATTTACCCCGAGGTGAATGTCAGCGGATTTTGGGAGTACATAGAGGAGAAAGGGCTAGGTGGATATTTGAAGTATGACTATGATATAGTTCATAATAAAATTAAAGATAAGCCAGGAGTTTATACCAGTCCGCAAACAAAGCAGGATATGTATAATGCTTTTAGAGATTATATAGCCATTGAAGTTGAGCGTGAAGTACATGATGACCTACTAAGGCAAGCGAGAGATATTCGTAATTTGGACCAGCTAACAGATTTTGACTTACTAATGGCAGCAATGATTGCTTATAGAGGCGCAACATCAAAAGTGAATGATGTGTTAGTCGAGGAAGTTGAGTTGGATATATCTAAGTTGAGAGGTATATTCTAAATTTTATATATTTGCAAAAAGAACGATATGATACCAGATAAATTAGTAGAGGATTACCAGGTTGAATTTCCGTATGGAGATCCAGATGAAGAATTTGCATTGAGGTATGCAAAGGCCGCATGGTCAGCTTTTTCTCGTGGCTCATCAGGTGTTGATTATAGTTTCCTAAAAGGGTGGAATACTTGGCGTCTTTATGGGGCTGGGAAACAACCATCGTTTATTTACGAAACGTGGGCAAAAAACACGAAGGCAATTTCTACAAAAATAAATGAATCGCCAAACCAATACAATATAGACAGTAAGAAAATAAATAACTATTTAAGAAAGGCATGGAAGAATGTAGACTTTACTGTTATATCGTTTATACCCAAAATAAAATCAATAATAAAGGGTGCATTAGAAAATGCTGATTATAATGTAAAAGTTTACGCAATTGACAGTTTTAGTAGAGATTCCGAAGAGGAACAGAAATGGAAGTTTTATGTAGAAAACGTTGAGAGAGAATTTCTAGATGGAGTAAGAGAACTGATAGGGCTACAAGCCCCAGATATGCCAGTTAAAATAGATTCAATAAAAGAGTTACAATTACTATCAGATGCTGAAGGATTCAAAGTGAATTGGGCTATTGCGCTAGAAAAAATATGCAGGTTTTCGTTTGAGATGTCAGGTTATAAAGAGCAGCGCGATATGCTAATAGATGACTTGCTAGACGGAGGCATGGCTGTTGTTAAAGACGACGTGGTAAATGGATTCATTCAGCATAAGTACGTTGACCCGGAAATGTTTATTATTCAATTTTCTAATAGAAGTGATTATGCTGATGCACAGTATGCTGGCCATTTGGAATACGTTCCTTTAAGCGAAATAGCATCCAAAGTAGGACACGATGCAGCCAAAAATATAGTCAGCTTTTACAATGAAAATCAAGTAATTCCAGAAAGCGAATGGGGAAGACCTGGCGTGATGACAGGTAGTAACGGATTAAACGACTACATAGGGAAAGTACTAGTTTTGAATTTATCTTTTATCGCAAATGAATATGATTATTATAGAGAGATAAATTATTGGGGGAGAACCAAGATAAAGAGAGTTGACAAAAACTATAAAAAGAAGGGCGATTCAAAAATAGTTAAGTATCCACGTCCCATGCTATTTGAGGTAAAATGGGTTGTAGGTACAGATTGTGTTTATGAATTTGGGCCTGTATTTAATCAGCCAAAAGATAGAAATAATAACGTAAGGCTTAATTATCATGTTTACGCATTGCCTGTTACCAGTTTGGTACAGCAATTAATACCGTTAGAAGATGAGTATATGAAGGGCTGGTTGCTATATCAGGCAGGCGTTAACGGCGGGTTTAAGTCAGGAATTGCGTTAAATACAGCAATGCTAAAAAATGTTACATTAGATGGCCAAGCCGCAGATCCAATAGAGTTGATAGCGTTTTATAAAGAGGAGCGAGTTATGCCATATGGGCAGTCTCATACAGGAGAGTATAGGGGAGGAGCAGTAAGTCCAGTCGTTCCGATTCAAGGTATTTCAGAAATGGTGATCAATGAAGCTGTAAATAGGAAGCGTTATGTTAGCGAAATGGTTTATGATATTGTTGGAATAGATGTTTTGAGGCAGCCGATAGTTAATGGACAAAATGTGGGTATGGATGAAATTAGGCTAGAGTCTGTTCAGCTGGTTGTTAAGCCGATAGTCCATGCATTGTTAAACATAAAAGATAGCCTTGCAAAAAATATGGCCTTAAGGGTTCAAAATCTTGTAGCGTATGATGAAGAATTTGCTAAGAGATATTCTGGGATTTTGAATAATAGCGAGGTAGAAATGCTTAAGTTGGCTGAAAAATCAGATGTTATATATTCTGTCGTACTCAAGGCTAAACCTACTCGTGATGATGTAATGTCAATGATGCAGTCGGTACAAGCATCTTACTCTCAAGGTCTCCTTGATCCACATGATTATATGTATATCATGGAGCAAATTCTAAACGATGTTGAACTTGGGAAGATAAGACAGTTTGTAGCGTATAAGATAGAGAAGAGAAGGCAAGAAATGCAACAACAACAGATGGCTGCTATTGATAGGCAAAATCAAGGTTTGGCAATGGTTAACCAGTCCAGCATGGAGCAACAAATGGCTCTATTAGATAAGAAGATACAAGGAAAGATTGAAGAAGTAACGGCTAAGTATCAAGGCGAATTGGTTAAAGAAAGAGAAATAACTAACCGAGAGCTTGAAAAGGTAATTAGAAAAATAATGGCCAATGGATGAGAAAAAAGAATGGTTTTTGAACCAGATAGAACAGTTGTATCTTAACCACAGCATCACAGCTGAGGAAAAGGAGGCATATATACAGCAATACGACTATTACGAAAAAAATAAAACAGATGAAGAGCAATATGTAAAAGCGTTGGCCAATGACCCAGAAGCATATTACGACGGGGAAAATAAATATTACGCGCTAGCTGCCAGAAACGCAGCAGCAGGCGATGTTGTTCGGACAGATTTAATTTACCTTTTTGGGAAGCAAATATACGAAGCAGCCCAGCAAGGGCATATTATTGTTTTGCCTAAGCATTTTAATTTTAACGATTTTAATACGGGATATACAAGGAGAATTACAAATGTTGCCTATACTGTTCCTCAATTAAAAATGGAAGAAAAAACGGGGATGAAAGATCCAATGCACCTTAGTGGGGACTCGATGAAACAAAAAGTAAATCAACCAGCATTACATAATTATGTGGCTAATATGTCTCGTTTTGCTAATACAAAAACATTAATTAATTTCTTTTCGATACAAAATGAGAACTCTTTAGTATATAAACAGGGTGGCGAAAAATTATTATTAGACCACGAGCCAATTGATTTCAAGGTTGGGAAAATTATGTATGATATTAGCATTAAGGTAAAGAACAGTAAATTATTTATAAAAACATTTGGGAATAAGCCATTTGAACTAGGTTTTAACCAGAAGCGTGAAGAAATTGAAATAATGAGAGCTTTAGCTGTTACTGTAAGAGACGGTACGGAAAGGTATATGGATAACTATGTAAAAAGTTATCGGACTGTTGGCGATTTTGCAATTAAATTTGATGATAAAAATAGTGAGTATTCACAAGAAATTTACGAAAAGATTAAGGGCTATCCTGGCGACGGAATTTATGCCAAGATGAGTTCAATGATAAAAGAAATTAATAATGAGGGAGTTGTTTCACCCGAAGATGTAAAACGAAAAATAGAGGAAAAAATAGGAATGAGTTTACCTAAAACTTATTTAGATATTATTAGTAAAGATGAATTAAATAAACGGGCTAGAAATATTGGACTAACAAAATATCCGATGATAACTGGTCAAAGGTATTATAATTTATCACCAATCGAGCCTGTTTATGATTTATCTCAAAATGGAGTAGTTCACGAAAAGTTAAATTTGCAAAGAGTTATTGATACTGATGAGGAGACAAATTTAGGCTCAAATAACGTAGAATCTGAACAAATTAGAAAGTAAATTTATTTTTTATATATTTGCATAAAATGAATAGTCTATGGAACGAATAGAAGATGTTTTAAAGGGGATAAAAGAAAAATACAGTCCTCAAGGTAATCCTGAGCAGGAAGAAAATGTTGAACAAACGCCACCAGTTGAAGAAAAATCGACAGAAGCAGAGGTGGTAGAGGAGCAACAGACCGAAGAAAAAGAGGTGAATACTAGCGGTGAAGCCGTAGTAGAAGATGATAAAGCCTCTGCTGTTAATGTACCTGATGAACGATATTTGGAGATTGAAAAAGAAAATGAGGAGTTGCGAAAAAAACTCGAAGAGTTAAAGGAATATTTTGAAAAAGTCTCTGACCCTACTGCGTATTTTTCAAGTGAAGAAGCTTTTAAGGCAGAGCAATTGAAGAAAGTAAGAAAGGATTTGCCAGATGAGGTAGCCAAAGCTGCAGTAGGTGATATTGACAAGTTGGGCTTGACTGACCTGTTGGTTTATGATATTTTGATGGACGTACCAAACATCGAAGGGGGAGTCGAGGGGGCAATGGAATTATTGATGGAGAAATACGGGATAGACAGTTTTGAAGATATACCCCGTATAGTAAAGAACAAGATGTTGGTAGATGCCAATCGTTCTAAACAAAGGCTGTTAGAGTTAAGGAATAGCATTCCCCAAGTGGAGCGTCCAAAGGTTTTAGACGAGGTGTTTAGCAACATAAACAACACCAAAGAGCAGGTTGTAAAGTTGGAACAAGAATGGCAAACCAATGTGCCAACGGTTGATAAGATAGTTATCAAACCTAATGACGGCACAGCTGAGTTTCAATTCGCAATAGATTCAGAGTTTCTTGAAAAGGCTAAGCAGGATTTACCAAAGCTGATGGCAGCCTATGGGCTTGACCCTAAATCGCCTGAGGCCGTAGAGCGAGCAAAGGCTGAAATAAAAGTTGCGTACTTGGCAAGCAATTTCGAGCGAATTGCAGAGGAGTATGCAAACTATAGGGTTACTCAAGCTTTGGATAAGTTTAGGCGTGAAAATGCCGGAATGGTATCAAAGCCTAAAGAAGGACAGCCTGTAAATCAAGAAACAGATTTGGTTAATAGTGCAATTAGCGCAGCTAAGAAAGCAGGATTAAGAATATAAAAACAACGCAAAAAAAATATTACATAAATGGCAAACACAAAAACACCAGCATCTGTACCCGTAACTGGGTATGTAGGTAATTACGGTCAAAGTTATATTGACCTAGTCTCCTTAGCAGGAGCAGTTCCTGAAATTAAGGAGCAAGTATTAGCAAAACTTTACAGGCAAGAGGGAGATGGCGCTAAGTTATTAGACTTGCTTCGTATCGTAGGTAATGAGTTTTTCGTAAAAGGCGAAAGGCTGACAGCGTTTGAAGAAATAGGCGTGAAGGGTACTGTAACTGTAGCAGCAGCTGGTCCAGCAGCCATAGGACATACAGCAGGAGATCCTATTTACTTTCAGTTAAGTTCATCTGATTACAGCGCATCTGGAAGTTTACCTTTAAGGGTTGCTGAAACTGTATATTTACCAGGTACACTGTTTAACAAGGATTATCCTGTAGCAGCTCAGGTTATTACTAGCTACACCAGTGGTTCCTACGGTGGTTTGACAGCAGGGTCTGGTGCATCAAGGGTATGGGAAGTTAAAATACTTGAAGGCGTTAAGTTGCAGTCAGACATAACTGCGTCCACTATCCTTTCTATTGGTGCAACCTTGTTTGGCCGTGGGGCAGGACAGCCTGAACCAAAAAACTATCTGAACTATCAAAGGGATTTCTATACTGGTATTTCAAAAGAGACAGTAGAAATCGAAGGTGGTGTTCAAGCGATGGAGCGTCAAGTAGCATTTGATATTGATGGTCAGATGCGAGTTTGGGACGCTGGGTTAGCACGCGCAGAGTTTTCGCTTGACAAGCAGATTGAACATCAGCTCTGGGTTGGTAACCTCAACACTGGTGATGTAACATTAAACAACACCGAAAGCGGTGCGCCAACTAAGACTAAGTCAACTAAAGGGCTATTACCTACCGTAGCAGACAGTGCTTCTCGTTTAGTACTAGACAGCGGTCTTTTCAATGGGCTGGAAGATTTTGATGACATTCGAGACCTTCAGTTGGCAAACAATGTTATTGCCGATATTAATCTTTTCATTACTAACCCCGCGCTGTACACACAGGTTGAGAATACTGTCCTAACAGCTTCTGATAACGGGGCTGCTACATTGTACGACAAGGAGATGCAGATGTTTGGTATTCCTTTCAAGCGCGTAATGAAGAACAATCGTATCTACTACTTGGTTGAACTTTCTACCCTTGCTAACCCAAGAGGCTTAGGTGCTACAACCTTAGGTACTGGTCCTAATGGATTCGTAATTCCGCTTGAAAACGTTGCTACCAATGTTTCAAATGAGATTACATTCGGTAATGTTACCTATGGTCCAATGAGCGGTAAGGTTACTATTCCTAATATTGCTGTTGGATACCTGAATAATAACGGTGAAAACCGTAGGAAGATTATTCAGCCAGTAGCAGGTGTAAACGGAATGGGCTTACCAGCCAGCAATCAGTACGATAGCATTAAAGGTTTCTTGTTAAGTGAATACATGCTGACAGTGATGACACCAAACAAGATTGTTTGGATTAAGTGATGATTTGGGCGGGTTTTTGCCCCGCCCTTATTTTTAAAACTAAAATCTAAAAACGATGATATACGTAAACGGAACATTACTAGACATTACACAAGACACGCCATATGTAAAGGAGTATTTGAGCAAGAGAGAAGAACTCCTTAAGAATTATGAGTTTCCTATGGTATTTACTACAAGGCGTGAACCAATAATCAATCCGAGTGGGGTTGCTGAGCCACCTAAAATTATAATAATCCCAGCTGCCTCAGTAGTGCAGGAAGAATTTGGGACGGTTGAGTGGCGTTACACTAATTCTATCTCAAGAAACGGGCGTTACTCTCCACGCTCGATAATGATAAATGGAGAGATAGCAGTTGGGAAGGAAGATTTAGATTTGGCTTTTTTTCTTTTGTACAAGTCCCAGCACGGGCCGAAGTCAGGTTTACTTTACCTGAAAGACGCTAAGAGAGAGGCTGACGAGTACGTAAGTAAGAAAGCAGCCCTAAGCGGATTGACATATATCCTATATGATGAAGATTCTCCTTTATCTGACGAGGATGTTAGAACTATTGCTCTAGCCTTAGGTATTTCAAATGCTGATGACAAGAAGTACACAACCAACCAGGTTAAATTGATGATAGAGCAGGAGGTTATAAAAGGCGAAACATCAGGCGATACTTTCTGTAACTATAAAACATTTAAGGAGTTTAGCCGCGTAAACGATTGGGTTAAACTTTTGGCACGCATACAAAAACTGTACGATAAGAAAGTTATCGAGTATGATTATGTTGACGGCTGTTTCTACTTAATCAACCAAGAAGGTCAGAGAATTAATAGGTTGTACAAGATTTCTGCGTCTGATTATGCTCAAAAAGATAGGCTATTAGCACGAAAGTTGATGGAGGACAAAGTAATGCTTTCCTTGCTGAATGAGCATGCGGGCGAAAAAGTTGATGGCGACTTAGATATACTAACCGAAGAAGAACTAAGCGAACTCTCAATGGACGCATTACGTGGACTTGCTAAGCGCAAAGGGATTAAGTCCTTTGGCATATCAAAAGAGGAACTTATAAAGCAATTAGCAGGCGGATAAATGCTTAGCCTATGGGAAAAAACCCAGACGAAAGTCTGGGTTTTTTTTATTATATTTGTGTCAAATAAAAGGTTATGGTAAATGATATACAGTTAAGATTTGTTTGTCGTACAGACAGCGGGGTGGATAACAAGCTGTACATAACAGACACATCGACATATTCGGGGGAAACCGTACAAATCAAAATAGAAATAATTGTAGATGGTACGGTTTATTATGTAGATAATTCGTACTCTCATCCACAGGGCGGCGAAAAGTCGTATAATGTGCCTATTTATGAAAGCAAGATTAAGAACGGCACGTATGCCATAACAGCCTATTTCAAGGAAGGGGTTAATGAAACTACTGTAACCAAGAGTCTAGTATTAGATTACAATCCTCCATTAATAACGCCCAAGTTGATAGTGGACGGCATGGCATCCATAATTTATGGGCAGGATGACACGACCACGCCTTATCAGCACGTTAAGTCATACAAACATACAAAGCCAGACGGGAGTTATGTAATTTTTAGCGATAACTATAACATAACACCAATACAATCGGGGACACATAGACTTGATATATATCATGATATTACGGTAACCAATATTAATTACGAATTAAGAGATTATATAAGTGGATATACAGAAGTAGTAGCGTATAAGCTAAACGAAACAGATATATATTCTCAACTTGTTTCCTACAAGAGAGCATATGCACAGGAAGCCAATCCGAGCGTAAGGCGCAATATGTTAAAAGTGATAAATCAACTTGATAGATACGAAGATGATTATTTCATGTCTAAGCGCATAAAAGATTCATTAACTGCCTATGATGCTTTAAAAAATATATATTTAACGTTAAACGAAGCCCCAGTAGTAAATGTAGAAGATATACCAGTTTGGAGTCCGTCAGAAGGAGGTGTAACGGCACACGACCAACTCACAGAGGAGAGCCGCAACTTGTCAGACCAGCACCCGATAGCGGCGATAACTGGACTACAGGACGCTTTGGACACCAAGCTTGATGAGTCGGAGTTTTCGGCTGGTAATATTTTAAGTAAGTTATTGACGGTTGATGGACATGGCAGCGGATTAGATGCAGATACAATCGATGGGTATCACGCTTCAGATATAGTGTTTCAAGGAGTACCAACGGGGCAAGTTGATGTTGGGTACGTACCATTCATTTCAAATACAAACTGGGATTTATATTCGACAACGATATTTTGCGAAACTACCGCAGGTGGGGCTGTAAGCCGTTATTTTATAGGGGATGATACCTTAGCAGATGGTAAACATGGTATGTTTTGGATTGCTGCAAAATCTGATGATAACATAATTCTAAGATTAGGTAATAGTTTTGCAAAGCACGAAGACCCTATAGTAAATGCGCTGGATGTAGTGCTTGTTTCAGAGGAAAGCGATGTAACAAGTTCTGCTGAACTAACGGGTATAAATACGGATGTAACAATGGTTAATTATTCCGGCTACGACCCAAGTTATCCGGCGTATCTATATGGGCATAAAATATCAACACTGATAAATAGCCGAACAGCGGGCTTTGATGGAATTGTTGCAGAGCAGAAATGTTTAGATATTAAATATGGACATGATAGTATAAATGCAAGCAGCTCTCCTACTAGTACGGCAGCGTATGGGATATTCATAACTCCCTATGCGAAGAAGGGTACTATAACGAATGCTTACGATATTTATCTTGATGCAGAGCAAACAGGAGGGACAGTAACCAATGGTTTTTCTATTTACCAAGCAAACACGAAGGAAAATTATTTCAAGGGTAATATAATAACAGAAAAACAACTTATATCGTCCATTGCCACTGGAACTTCGCCGTTACAGGTTACATCAACTACTGTTGTAACAAATCTAAATTCTGATATGCTGGATGGGAAGCATGCCTCTGATTTTGCTTTGAGTAGTCATACTCACACTAAATCTGAAATAACTGATTTTGCTCATACTCACACTAAATCTGAAATAACTGATTTCAACCATACACATGGCAATTTGACAAATGATGGTAAGATTGGCATACAAAGTGGAAAAGTTATAACCACAGGAGTTGGTGGTATTTTACAAGCCAGTGATG